CCTGTCAATGCAATTTTGAGACCTCTCTCATCAACAAAACCTGCAATGCTAATTAAAGCATCTTCAAGTGATGTCTCGTTAAGGTCTGCATCAGTTGATGGTTCATTAGCAAAAGTGCCACCAGTTATAATTGGGTGTGCAGTTGAACATAACTCAACTCCGTCACCACCTGTAACTGTGCTATCGAAAGCGTTGTTAAGAACTGAAGCAGCCTTAACTTGCTTTGTGTGTGCCATAGATCTTGCTAATGCACGTGTATATCTTGAAGACAATCTGTCATAAAGGTTGTCCTCTACTGCTTCTTCAGTAATCGAGAAAGCCAAAGCAATAGTCTCGTGGTTATAACGGGCAGTGAAAGACTCGTTTGCATCATCAAATGATACGCCAGAACCTTCTTGTTTCACTGGTGCCGCTCCAAAACCAGAGAGCATTACTTCTTCTTCAAATGATCTGTCTGAAGACTCAGTTGTAAAAATTTCCGCATGTTGGTTTTCATACCTTGCGAATTCCATACCAAAGAGAGCGTTTAAACCAGGCTCTAATTCTTTGGCGAGTTGTGCTCTTGAAATAGCCATAAATCAATCTCCCTATGATATCGCTGCGTCAGCATCTCCAACAGAACTGAAGAATACGTGATTGTTAATTTTAACGATATATTTAACACCAGCAGCAGAATGATCTTCATTTTCTACATCCTCTTGTATTCCAACGATCATCAAAGGATTTGATGGATCGGAATCTTCAGCAGTAGAAATATCAATCTGTGCGGTTGATATACCAGTTGTTGTATTTCCGCTAGTAGCATTTTCTATCTCAGCAGTTTTGAAAATGTCAGCTTTTGCAGTTGCTCTGTTGGTATTAGTACCATCAGAACATATAACAAACCTTTGCATTGGATTGTCATATACGAAAGCTTTAATATCAAAATTTGTATCCGCTGAACCAGATCCTGGCCACGTATTGGAAAATTTTAATTTCTTTGTAGTGTTGTCAACATATTCACACCCAGCAAAAACTCCTAAGATCTGCTTTGTGTCTCCAGTGGCGTTGCCTAATACTTGCACTGTGCCACCAGTTAACTCAGCTTGAACAGGAGAGCCTTGGAAAATAGCTGATGCATCACTAGCAATGAAATACTGATTTGTGCCACCAGGAAAAGTTCCCCCAATAGCATTAATCGGCTTTAATCCAAATTTTAAATCTGCATTTGCCATTTATAGCTCCTTATAAGTTACGAAAAGGAATTATTCCTTTCCAAAAGTTACTTTACTACGCCTACTTTTTTCAATAGGCATCGAAGGATGTTGCTCCTTCATTAAGTCCTGATCTACGGCAGTCATTTGATTGCGGGTCTGATCCCGAAAGTATTCAGTTCTCTCTTCAACTGTCTCTTCAGGTATTTTGGCGAGCATTAATCCGCCATTACCTATAACACCCTCATGCTTACCTTCTTCAACCGAAGCAAATTGTTGGTCTGGATATTCATCTGCTCTTACTGGCTCATAACCTTCTCTAAGTCTTGAATGAACGTTCATTTGATCGTCATCGCCTCTTAAATGAGTTCTGATCCAACGATGTTTATATCCATCTTTTGGCTTCGGTGCATCCAACTTGCTAGGTGGTGCCCATGGTCTTCTGCGTGCAGTTTTAGCACGTGTTACATCTGATCGTGGAGTTGTTCTATCTGTCATGTTTTACCTCACTCTTTAACATATTTAGCATATTCTTCTAGCGGAACATTCAGTCTTTTAGCCATCGCTACTTGTGATGGTGACAACTTCACAGTCCTACGCCCCTTGTTGCTACTGCGAGAAGCCGTGCTATCAGCAGGAGCGACCCTGTTAGCACTACTCGTTTTTTCTTCTTCAAACTCTTCAGGAAAACGTTTCCTAATTCGTTTATTAATTTCAGTATAGTATTCATCGCTTCTTGGGTCAAATCCTTCTTGTTTTAATTTTTTATCAAGACCCATAGCAAGCATTGTCATTTCTTCATTCTCACCAAACCAAGGGTTCTCTTCTGCCCATGCTTTTGCCTTTGGATCGACTTGTGCCTCGGGTTGTACTTGAGGCTGAGTCTGTTCTTGAGGCTTAACTTCGGGTTGAGATTCTTGTCTCTCCTTGGCTAAACGATGTCTTTCTTGTTCTATTGTAGCTTTGGCAATTGCTTGATTGGCTTTAACTATCGCTTCAGCGTCATTAACCTCTAATGCCTTTTTTAAAGCTTCAGATGCCGATGCAAGCTGGGATTCAATACGAGTGCCATACTCAGTAATATAACCTTTATCAAGATTAGATATCTGTGTTTGGAGTTTTTCATTCTCAGATTTCAAAGTTTCTGCAAGTCTAACTGCTTCTTCTTTATCTCTTTGCTCTTTTCTGTAACGATCAGTGATTTGATTTATTCTTTTTTGAACGTTTTTACTGTATTCGTTAAGCTCTTCATCTTTCTTCTCTGGTTTTTCTTCTGATGTTTCTTGAGGTTTTTCTTCAGTTTTCTCAACCGCCTCTTCTTTTAACTCAATTTCTACAGGTTTTTCTTCTGATGTTTCACGTGAAACATCTTCTTTTTTTACTGCATTTGATTCTATTGTAGCCATAATTACTCCTTATATATGCTGAATGTCTTCGGGATCAACGATAGTTGCAATAACTTCGTCATCGTTAATTATTCTCACCTCACCACCATCTATTCTAAATCTTGATCCAGAATATCTGCCTATGCAAATCCAGTCGCCCTCTTTGCACCAAGGCTCACCATCACCAAACTTATCTTTATCTTGATAAGCAAGCGGTCCGACTTTTAAAACATAAGCAACAACTGTAGCTAATGCTTCTCTATCTCGAACTGCATCGGGTAAATGAATACCGCCTTCAGTCTTTTCACGGCCTTTGTAAGGCATGACAAGAACTCGCCAACCAGTTGGTTGTGGTAGTCTTTCTTTTAGTTTGAGGTCTTCTGTTTGAGGTTTGTTTTTTTCTAGCTGATCCTTTAAATAATCAGGTACGTATAAGGTCTTCGTCATCAATTTTTCCTTCCAGCAAGGACTTCATTTGATCTCTAGTATATGAGAGTCCTTGTAACTCACCTACTAGCTGCTTGTACTGTTCATGATTTTGAACTGCACCAGTTGTCAGCGTGATGATAATATCATCCTCACGTTCTTTTAATAATTTGTATAATTTTTGTGAAAAGTCAACTAAATCCATTATTTTTTGTCCCAAAAGTATTCATCTGTGTCTCCAAGTCTATATTCATATCCGTTTTCAACTTGATAATTTTTTGTACTAACTTTAAAATCTGGCATCTTTGGTTCCTTTGGTGTAAGTGAATTATCATAAAGTCTCATTCTGTTGTTGGGATACAAACAAAACTGACCATTGTCTAATTTAAGTAAATTAAATGATTTATGTTCTGCAGGTTCTTCACTAGTAGTGTAGTCAATAACATCTGCGTGCCCATGATAATTATCAAGAGTACAGATATAAGCACCATGCACAATACCATGATCCCTAGTAAGTATTTCATAATCCATTGAACCTATAAATTGTTTGTGACAAGCCACCACGTTGTAATCCATGCAATTCCAAAACTGCAAATTTGGAAGATTAAGATCGGGATCTGGTGTTTCGGGTTTTGACAAAAATGCAGATATAGGTAACTTATCATACAAAGCACCATACTCAGGGAGAAAGGATTCAAAATAAAATGCCCTACCAGGAATCGATTTTGCAGAAATCCAAACACCTTTTACAAACTCTCCATGTCCATCTTGATGATCTCGTAAATATTCTTTGCGAATATAAACACTAATAGATGGTAAGTTACATATAAGTTCTGCCATAAATTAGAATGTGCCACTAAATTTAGTGCCAGTCATCGCTGCTCCAGTGCCTCGCTTTTGTTTTTCTGGAACTTTCATTGATACTTCTACAGTTTTGATCATGATATTTCCACCACCACCATACTTCATTTTTTCATTAATAGAACCACCGCCCATCATTCCTGTGCCAAATTCTTTAGCAAGATCGGATTCAATTTCTCTTATTTTGTCTGTATCTCCTGCACTTCTTGCATCATTTAACATATCCATAAGTGCTTTATATCTTGGATTATCCAAGTCACCACCCTCGGCTTTTTTTACTACGCCTCTTCCAATGAGAATGTCTTTCATTGTAACTTTTCCGTCACCACTTAGATCAGGAAACTTTCCTTGGCCGTCCTCGTTTTTTTTCATTTTTTTTCTCTCCTTTTTTTGAGG